ATTTTTTTACAAATATACGTAAAAAAAATAAATGTAATAAATTGTTTACTTAGTGTAAAAAATGTTTACATAATGAACAATAAAAAACCCTCGCGAAATCAATCACAAGGGTTTTACGGATATAACTAAAACCAAGGTCCAAAAGGTTTAGTTTTTAAATGTACTATTTTTTTGAATAACTTTTAAATCCATTAGGTAATTTTATAATTATACCAGTACAATAAACATCTTCATCACCTTCACATTCCATAACTTTAAAATGCCTATGATCAATGTTTTCATTTACCCTATAGCTAAAAGCTCCTGATTCATTTAAGTCGTAATCTTCAAGAATTTCTCCGGTTCTTTCTATTTTTCCACACCAGAAAATCTTAAGACCTAATTGCTTAGCTTCTTCTTTCAACTGTAAATCGCTAGCATGCTGTGTTAAATCTGAACCGTCCCATCCTTCACAATGTTCACAATAACCACTTAAATAGCTTTCAGAACCGTAACAATACATTAAATCATCACTACCTCCGACTATTATAACTATATTATTTTCTTCTGCTAACTTTTTAGCTTCTTCTGGAACATCTCTAATATAAGGTATTCCATCACAAATTTGTCTTATTTGATCTATCGTTTCCATATTATTAAATATTTATGACAAAAGAAATTCTTCTGAGTCCATTTTAACAGCTGAAATTATTTTTATCCTAACTTCTAGTTCTACATTAGTTAAACCATGTAATTCATCTAATTTACTATGAGCTTCGTCTATTATGTTTTGAATTCTCATATAAAAGAAAACTAACTCTACCTCCATACTATCCTTACTTTAGATTCTCCTCTTAATATCCTAGATAGATTGTTATCAAAGTGAAAAGCCTCCCAGTTTGAGATCTCTTTTTCACCAAGCATAAACTTATATTGCCTTCTTTCTTTAAAAGCTTTTTTTCTTAACTCATTTAAGAATAAAGCAAATTTAGAAAAAGGTGTTCTTTTAGCTTGTACAAAGCTATGGTTTGATACTTCTTTTGTTTTCATTTTTTATAATTAATAATTAGTTGATAAATCTTTAGCTATTAAATAAGCACAGTTTTGTTCATGTTTTAAGTCTTTCATATCTAAATCATCTCCACATTCAGTAGCCATACAAAAACAACATCTAGTTGTATTTCTATCAAAATCTACTTCTGGATAACTTTCTTCTAAAACTTGTCTACATAATTCTTGTATATCTTTTTCTCTTTGATTGTCCATAATTTATATTTTTTACTTTTCAACAAAAAAAGAATTACAAGACGTCACTGATGAATATTGTTCGTAATAAATCATCCCTAAGGTATCATTAACTAATTTGTGATTAACTACACCAAAACTTTCGTAAGTATTGTCAGAGGTCAAAGAAAGACCTATACCATTTACACTTATTTGACTATTAGATAATTGCACAATTGTTATCTCTTGATTTTGTACCATACAGAAATTAGAAGTAGCTGTATAAATACCAGATATATCAATAACTTCATTTTTACTCAATACTAAATCCTCATCTTTTTCACAACTAAACAATGATACAACTGCTAATATTAATGTTATCTTTTTCATATCAAACTATTTTAATGTGTCACCAATTTTTAAACCTAAATCACCACCTATTCTACATGAGTAGACGCTATCGTTTTCATCTATAACTACTATGGATATTTTACAATAATCAAATGATCCTTCCATTTCGCTTATAGCTATAACTCTAGTAGTGCCTTTACAATTATTTAGCATTGTAGGAAAGTATTTGTAACTTCCTTCACTAAATCTATCTGTTTCAACGTTTTGATTACAGCTGTAAAAAACACAAGAAGTAAATGTAAATAACAATATTTTAAATAAACTCATTATCTATTTGTTTCTTAAGATATTATTAAAACTATTTATTAAATCTTTTTCATCAATGAAATCAAAGACACAACCTCCTACGTACAACAGTTCCCCGCTTCCATCGGCGAAAAAAACTATACGAGGTAGTTTATAATTAGTTTCTTCTTTTACTCTTTTTAATAAATCTAAAATTTCACGTTTCATAATATTTGTTGTTTTGATTACATAAGCAATGTACAACTATTTTCTTAAAATGAAAAGAAAACTTTAAAATATTTTAAAATAAATTCAAATATTACCAAATTATCATCGTAGCATCTTGTTCCAATTCGAACCAATATCTCATCATTATGCTATCCCAATCATCTGGTGATCTACCTAACTTCTCTTTTATTAGATCTTTAGGTATGATAGCCATTTTACCATCTTTATCTATATCTTTTTGTTTAACCTGTTCTAACTCTTCAGATATAGTGTTTATAATATCATCTATCTCACAATTCTCTATAACTTCTCTTAATTCTATTTTCTTAGCCATTTTAATAGAACATTGTGATTTTAAGTTATCGTAGTTTTCTCCATTTAAAGGCCTTGAGTTATTAACAAAACCTTGACATTCTAAATAATCTACTACACCGCCTCCTACTCCATCTTCATCAACTATAACTCTAGATCTTGGTATTCCGTAAGATGATTCTAAACCAGTAATTATATCAACTATCTCATTGACTAAACTAGTAGCCATTTCTAATCGCTTTATACAAACCCATCCATGCCAAACTCTTATAACTGTTTTGTCTTTACCTTTTCTTGCTACATCACACGTTATATATTTATAGCCTTCGGGTTTTACATGTACACTATTAAAGTAGTCTTTTATAGCGTCATAACTAATTAAAGCAGATGGATCATTATCATATTCCCAATTACCGTAATAAAGTCTTTCTTTACTATTCTTATCTAGTTCTAATAAAGATTGTATATAAGATGGTGGTAAATGAGGGTTGTCAGTAGGAAGTGCTTGTATGAACCTCCTGTTAGTCTTTATAGTTTGATCTTTATAAGGTTTATAAAAAAGTCTATATACCCATCCTTTTGAAGGGTTACATGTACCAAGTAATTTAGGTATTAAGTCATACTCTTTAAGTTTATAACGAATTCTAGATTTAACTATTTGCCAAGCTTTATGGGTTATCTGATTACACTCATCTATGAAAGCACCAGTTATCTCTAAAGATCCTAAACTATCATAATTAGGATCAGAAGGATAATGAAATAGATCCTTTAATATTATTTCACTACCATTAACATGTGTAATTATCCCTGACTGATTATTAAGATGAAATTGATTAGATATACCTAATTCAGAACAAGTGTCCAAGAAAGTGTTTAAAGTAGTTTCTTTTAAAGCTTTTAATTTGCTTCTTCCTAGTAACCACCTTGTTCCTGGATAATTCTGACAACACTCTATTAACCAAAGAACTCCTAATTTAGATTTACCACCACCAGCAGCTCCTCCATATACTAATTCATTGGTTTCTTTATCCTTTAAAAAATATACAGCATGTTCTTGCTTAAGAAGTAGATTCATCTGGTTTTAACCCTTGACCAAGATTGATTATTGTTTGTTTTACTTCTCCAGAATGCTTCTGTTCTTGTTTATCTGCTAATCCTAGATCTCTAGCTATAATAGATGGATTAAACATGCCTACAGTAGCGTAAGTATACTTCTGATCAGCTATAACTCCTTCTATGTGTGTTACGACTCTCGAGAAATCTTCACTTACAGTATGTAAATCTCTTATTACTCTCCAATCACAGCATCCACAGAATCTAGCAAATTCATCTTTTTTAAATACTCTAGGGTGTGGTATTTCTACTTTAACTAAACCACCTCCAGATGACTTGTAATCTATTTCTATAATTGGGTTATCAATACACCATTTAAAATATTCATCAGCAGCTATTACTAATGTTTCAGGATCTTTTATGATTCTATCTCTACCATGTTTAGATCTTGCTTTCCAAAATTGATTTCCTTCAGGTGCAGGCATATATCAAAACGTTTGATGATACACAAATATAATAATTAATCATCAATGTTTTTTGGTATATAATCTATCTCAGCTTCTTTTAAAAAAGTTTTATAATTAACTGGAGTTTTAAAAGAGAAAACTATAAAATCATCATAATCACGTCTAAACACATCTGGATACATTATCCATTTCCACCATAATATAGTCATAGTTTTTTCGTCTATTTCTTTTTCTCCTTCGTCAGTTACTATAATTCTTTTATCTTTATTTTCTTTAAACTCTATTAGTTTCATCTTAGTCTTCTTTATCATATTTACTTTTAAACAACCAACTATCACTCCATTTGTTTTCGTTTATATACTCATCATCTTTCCATGATATAAAAAGACAATTAAGTAGAAAAGCTAAATTCAACAAAGGTATTAACATGAAAACAACGTCAACTAATTCTATAGGTTCTCCATAGTTTTCTCCTTTAGGATTCTTATGTTTCTTTATAATGTAATTTCTACACACTAATAAAGGAACGATGTAAATAGATAATAATATTATAATTCCCATTTGATTATTTTGTTTTAAATTTTATATCAATGTCTTTATTATTTTCTAACACTTGGTTTTCTATTGATCCAACTTGTATCATTATATCAGCCATGTTATAACAAAAAGTAGCTAATGCATATTCATCATAACCAATATGATCTCCTTCGTAATCTTGAGAAGATAATTCTCCATTCATAGCTTCAATAGCAATTTTATCTCTTAAAGATAAATTGTTATTGTTTTTGTTACTATCTTGAATAGCTGTTTTAACTCCCCATAAAGCCATACATATTGAAGCTGAACATAATGATATAATAAATTCTAACATAATTTTAATTTTTAATAAACTACCTGTCCATTTCCAAGTGGAACACATTTCCACGGGCTCGAACCGTGTTGAGCCATACTCATGTGTCTTACAATAAACATCATCATCTTGGCATGATTATGATAGCATCCTTCTATAACTAATATATAGACAATTACTATTTATACCACTGTTTATCTTCAGCAGGTAGTTCATGTTTTACAAATTACTTTTCAGGGAAAAGTTCTTTAATTACTTTTTCAAGATTTTTGATAGCTAATTTTCTACCTTCAATCTCATCCATTTTATCAAGAATATCTTGAGATGACAAGGTTTGGTTTGATTTTAGCTCTACTAGCTCTCGCTCGTTTTGTTTTAGAACTCGTTTTGTTTCCCTTAAGTCTGCTTCTAGTTGCAACTTGTTGTCTTCGACTGCATATTGTAGGTTTTGCTCGTCGATTTGTTCTTGACTCTGTGTTCTCAACTCTCTGTAAGTTTTCATCTTCTTTTTTATTTGTTTGTTTTGTGCTCTTACTCGAAGGGGAAGAGCTTTCCCTTAAATCTTTTAATACAGTGAAATCAGTAACTTGATAACCTAATTTATCTCCTTTATTATTTATAATAATAAACTCATTATCTAATGATGAATAGTAAGCTTCAAAAATATCTCCAACATTAATATTATTATACCATCCTTCATTTATGCATTTAACAACGTGTGTCGGGTTTTCTATTTGATAATCATAAGTTAATTCGAAATCTTCGTATTTGTTATATAACTCGTTTTTTTCCTCGTGTAACATTATACCAGTATTATCATAAGGGTATGCGTCAATATAACCGTTATCCCATTGTACTCTATATCTAAGATACGTCGCTCCAGTTAAATCTATAATAGTACCCAATGTTTGTCTACCTTCAGAATCTATATCCTGATTACCGTATTCCCACTTAATGTTTCTCTTAACTCTGTCTCCGATTTTTAGTTCTTTGTTGTTATTATAATTGTTACAAAGTTCTTTAAGAGCACTAACTACATTTGTTAAAGCTTCAAAATCATTATCCTTAGAACTAGGCCAATATCCTCCTCTTTCTTTATAACCATAATGTCTACTACAAAATTCTTCAGGATTTTTTATATTTAACATACTGAATATTTTCCTATTATTGTTATGCAATGACGCTTCTAAATAGTTATCTCTAACAAAATAGTTTACAATATCATCTCCTATTTTGAAGCTTACTTTATCATTTAATTTTAAAATTTCCATAGTTTCAGATTTAACTCTAATTATATCTACAAATCCCATTGTATCGAATGTTTTACACTTTTTAATACTAGGTTTAATACCAAAATCTATACTTATACTATTACACATGTGGTTGAGGAAGGATTCGAACCCTCATTCTTAGCTATTGATTTGACTATACAACTCTTTTATTAGTACTAAGATAGTTAACATCTCTGTTCCATTTTATTAAGCCTTATTTTACGTCAAGCGTCTACCAAATTCCGCCACTCAACCATTTGCCGAATTATCGGCGTCAGTCATTACCATAATTAACGCCCTATGTCCTTAATATAACCTTCATAGCGTAATCATTATGGTCTCGTCTTCCTCAGACAGGAGGTAAGTAAGAAAAGCAGAAGGTATATTATTTCTTTCTCTTAAATAGTATATAATGTTCTATAGTTTTTTTAGATCCATTTTTCAAAACTATAGTTTGTCTTCTTCTGTAATATCTTCCTTGATCAGTAACAGTCATGTGGCAAGCTTTGGTGTTCTTACAGAATCTTTCTTTTTGAATGTGATCTCTTCTTTGCCTTCTATTAGGAAAAGAATTAATAAAAGGATTGTTAACAGTAATAGGATTAACTACTTTACCGTTTTCTACTTTTTTAATATAAGGTGTATTCATAATATTTGTTGTTTGATTACATTATAAATGTATAACATTATTTTTAAAATAAAAAGAAAACTTTCTATTTTTTTTAGTTTTTTACTGAAATATAGACTTTAAGATCTTTATATTTAGCCCAGTTTTCTTTCTGAAGCTCGTCAATAAGATTATAAGCTTCTTCTCTATTGTCAAAAGTATCATTCACTTATAGTACTTTCCTTTTAGGAAAGAACTCTTTTCTTACTTTATATAAGTGTGTCATAAACTTTTTTAGTTAAAAAGCCTAATAAATACGCATAAGCTTCTTCTGTATCATAGTTTAAATTTATATCTGATGAATCCATGATTCTAGCACACATGTGTAAGCATTCATGACTAACAGTGTTTATGTCACTGTTTTTTCTTAAAAGCATAAACATACCTGATTTTTTAGTATACATACACGCTCCTAATGGCTCTTCGTTGTCTAACCATTTACACTCTTTCTTACTAACGCCTTTTTTTCTTAAATGTTTAATCCAATAATTGTTATCACCAATAATTAAAGTGAATTTTTTATTATATAATTCTATATTTATTTCTTTTACCATATAGCTAATTGTTTCGGTTTTTCTTCATTGCAACCTTTAGGATCAATACATTCATCCAATAAATAACACGTGTAACAATCTTTATTCATGTTATGAATTATTTAAAACTTCAAAATCTCTTAAATCACCCCAATCTCTATAACTATCAATAGAGTTAGCTTGTAACTTAGGTTTATCCGCATCTCCTGCTACGCTAAAGAACCAATCTCCTTTATTACCAAATTTTAACATGTAATCAAAACCTTTAGAATCGTAAGAAGATTCACAGTCAAATTCTTTAGGTATATAATCACTTTTAGAGTTAAATGGCTTATGATAAGAAAAGAACTCAGCTTTACCTAATTCTCCTTGTTGTACATTCCTAGCAACTGCTACAGCTTTAAATTCAGTATCAGGCAATGCTATTTGCAAAGCTCTAGTTAATACACCTGTAGATATAACTGTCCACATAACTTTTGGCTTTTCTTTATCTTTAAAAAAATCATGAACACATCTAACAGCATTAGCTGTTACTAATTCATGATCCAAACCTAAAGGGACAAAAAAAGCTCCGGTTTTTTCAGCATACTTTTTTGCTATTCTATTAGCATTTGGCATAGCTGCTATTCTAACAAATAAAGGTTTAGCACCATATTCTATACATAGTCTTTGATGTTCACTAGCTTCTTTACTAGAAGGCATAACTAATGTTAATTTTTTACCATACTTTTTACAAAGATACGATAAACTAATACCAGCAAAACCTCTTCTAGGTTGCACGTAGACTATTTCTTCTTCTTTAACAGATTTTATCAACATCTCACCAAACCTAGCTTTAGCACCTACTGGATTTGATACTGATTCATCTATAACATTGAATCCATTAACGTCTTTAACTACAAAGTCTTTAAATGAACTTTTAAAATCTTTAGTTAATTCAAGGTAATAATTAAGATCTTTTAATCTCAAATCCTTGTTATCTTCTCCTATTTGTTTATTTAGAAACATTATTGTAATATTTAACTCCTTTATTCATTTTAATATGATCTTCTGATTGAAAGTTATCTAGATACCTTATAAAGTCACAAGCTACATCTTCCATATCATAAGGTTTACTATTATTACCAGTTAAATCACATAAATATCTTATTGCTTCATCAGACTTCATGTCAGGTAATATCAACTTTAAACACTTTTTAGCATTGGTACCCAAGTACACGTCAGAATCTTGATCTACATAATTAGGATAATATTCAGCCATATCCATAGCAAAAGCAGTTAATACGAAATTCTGTCTTTTATAACCATTTTCAATTAACCAATTATTTCCTTCATCAACTACCATTTTGATTGGGATTAAACCATATTTATAATCTATAATAAATTCCCATAAGTGAGTTACTAAATCTATAGCTCTGAATTGAATAAAATTCCTTAATCCTCCTTTTATCATTGGAAGTAAATAACCTTTAACATCACAAAATTTATTTTCAGGTATATTTTCTATCCATTCTTGATAATTGTATCTTTCTTTAATAAACTCTTCTATTACCCAGAAATTACCAAAACCATGGCTACCATAAGGAGTGTCATTAGTCTTAGGGATGTAATTAATACCTGATCCACATAATCTAAATAGATAGCATAGAGCTACAAAATTAAAATGAGATATATTTTCATGAACATTTTTAAAATAAACCCCATTACCTTTAGGATCTTTATCTACACAATGTATAGCCTCTAATAACGAACTAAAAGCAGCGTATCTTCTATTAACAACATCATATATTGGGACATTCCAAATTAAATCATCATTAATATCTTCTTTTGTCCATATACCATTTTGATACTTTCTTTCTTGCATCATCTCGGCCTTATTATAATACTGTACAAATTGGTCTATCATATTAAAATAGTTTTTGTTGTTTTGTTTGTAAAATATCTTCTATAAACATATAAGAAGTAGGTCTTAAATGAACTGATCTACGTGATTCCATTTCGTTAAATGATAATTCATCTTTATTGACAAGATCCCATTCTAAATAGTTAAAACCATTTCTATTACAAATCTCTTTTAACCTATTATTAAAAAATTTAACATAAGAAGATCTTTCTTCTTTAGAACCAAAAAACTTTTCTCCTTTATATAATCCTGATTTAGGAAGTTCTCTTGATTCATCTTCTATAGGTAATAATGAAACTAGACTAATGTTTTTTAAGTTTAATTCTATAAGTTGCTTTTCTAATTCTAATATTAATTGACTAATAGTATTCATACTATCAAATCTATGAACATGGAATCTTATATCAATATTACCAGCATAAAAAATTAAATCTCTAGTAGATTCTTTAATATATGATTTCAAACCTTTTTTTAAGAATCCATGTAAAGTTTTTCCATTATTTACATCTATAGAATACCCAGGCTTAAATACTGATACACTATGACTATCTCCTAATATTAGTTTATCATTATATTCGTTTGTTTTAAAAACTCTTGGTATTCTAAATTTAATATCAACAAAATCTTTAAGTTCTTTTCTTTTAATACACATATCATTGTAGTCTATTTTTTTATTTATAGAATACAAGTACCCTTTAAAAGAGCTTAATTTCATTAATCTAGTTTTTACTTTATCATCTACACCTCCAAAGAAATTATATTTACCTTTTTCGTAGTTTATCCCTTCAGAAATAAACAACGTATGATATTTATCCCAATCGTCTTTCTCAGTCAAAACATCAACATTTAAACCATAAGAAATTGTTAACATTGATTTTAAACACAAAGTCCAACCTCCATTATGAGATGATAAACTAGTTACAGGATTTGATATAATACCTATTATTCCTATTTTTTTCATGTTAATTTAATTTTGATCGCCAGGTGAGACTCGAACTCACGACCTTTCGCATAAAGCACTCAGTTCTACCTACTGAACTACTGGCGATTCCCTCTAACAGTCTCCGTCGACCTTTATTTTAATCCTTTTACAACTGCAGTACCAGCGCCAAAGACATTGTTATTACCATAAGGACTTTTTCCTTTTTTAGCCCATATCTCTTGAATCTCTAACCTTTTTAATTCAAGCATTTTAGGCTGTGACATAATATCCTTTGTTTTAGCATCGTATTGAGCTGCTTCATAATTACCTTTAGATTCGGCAACTTTAGCTTTTGCAAGAGCTATTTTTTCAGCTTCTTTTTTCTTAGCTAATTCGTTCTTACCTAATTGTACAGCTGTTTGCTCAGCTAATTTAGCCACACTTTTAGGTATATCAACATCTGTCATTTGAACCCTCGCAAATAGCACGTAAAACTCAGGGAGTTCTTTGCTTAAAATTTCAGTTATTTTAGATTCTGCTTCTTGACGTTTTGTAATATTTAACTCTACAGCTGAATACTGAGGAACTACTTCTTTTCCTGCTGATTTAACAGTCTTAATTATCTTAGTCTCAACATCTGTTATCTTAGTGTGAAGTAGATTTAACCTATCCGGATCAAGTTTATAATCCAAAGATAATTCTACAGTTGTTACCATGTTATTCTTATCGTTAAAATCATACTTTTGTACTATAGTTTTCTCTCGAACATCATAATCTTCAGTTTCATCAAAAATCCAATGAAAACCATAATGTATACCTTCTGAGTATATTTTTTCCATATTGGTTTTTCCTCCCCATGATACTTCTACAGCTTTATGTCCTGGAGGTACAGATGTACAAGATGATAAAATGTGAATAATTGATAGTAATAATATTATTTTTTTCATTTTCATTTTTTTTAATTTTTATTTGATTTGTTTTCGGTATTGTTTTTATCTCTGTTCCTAAGCCACTCCCAGCTCATCCAGAATCCCCAAACAACAATAGAGGATGCGATTATTATTAAAGCGCTTTTCATTTACTTATTTATGTGATCCAAGATTTTGTCTATTAAAATTGAAACGTCGATGTACATTTTTTTATTGGTATCAGAATCAAACGTATATTTACTTTTTAAAGCTTCTAAATCTTGCTTCAAATCGATAACTTTTTCAGCATCGCCTTTTTCGAGTTCTGCTTGAATACGTGCTTCTTCTTCACGTTTAGCCTTATCTTCTGCTTCTTGCTTTTCTCTCAATTCACGTTCAGCTTTCTCTTTTTCTTTGCGCTCAGCTTCAAGCTTTGCTTCCATTTCCTCACGTTCCTTTTTCGCTTGTTCCTCACGCTCAATTCTTTCTTTTTCAATGCGCTCGTTTTCGATAGCTTCTAATCTGTCACGTTCTTCTTTTTCCTTCTTTAAACGCTCGTTTTCGGCCTTTATAGCAGCTTGCTCCTTTTCGTGATTATCTTTCAAACCAAAAAGAGTCAATAAAATCTTGTTATAATCATCTTCGGTGATTTCACCAAAATCTAATCCAAGATAATTATCAGGCATAAATTGCCTTAAACCTTCACTATTTATTTTAGCTAATCTACTAACTCTTAAGTTTGATTTCTTAAGTTCCAATTCTTCTTGCTCTTTTCTAAGCCGTTCTTGCTCAATTCGCTCTTGATGCTCTTTTTTCTTAGTAGCTAAATATGATTGATAAACATCTTCTGGCATGGATTTTAAATCCATATTGCAAGCTTCCTCGAAGTATACAGTTAATTCTTCAACACGGGCTTTTTGTAGGGCCTCTAGCCGTTCTTGTTCTTTCCTTTCAGCGTATTGCTCCATTTCCAAAAGATCGGCCTCCATACGTTCATTTACGGCGATTTCTTTGCGCTTGATAGCGTCGACAAATTGACCACCTTTCAAAAAGAAATCTTTAGCCGTTTTGTGCCAGACATTTATTCCCTTAGTTCTGTTCTTTTGAACCAATAGGCGAAGCTCACGAGCTACTTTTGGAGTCTCTTCATCTTCCAAATCAAGTTTTATAACTTCTGAAAACCTTTTTTCAAGCTCAGATCGTTCTTCAACTATTTGAGGTAGATTACCCGTTAACTCTTTAGCTTGTTTTTTTTCAATCCCATATTCTTTAGGATCAATTACCTGTAGATTGTTTTCCATTTTGTTCTAGTTTAATTACACTACAATATTAACACTTAATTTTTTAAAATTAAAAGTTTTCTTTGCTTTTTTTTGATGAATTACTGAATTTTTATCCATTCAACAAAAGCCATAGACTTCCATTTTATCTTTATTCTTGGTTTAAGGTTGATCCTTCCTTTAGAAAAGTCTCTAGCATAATTAATATCCATTTTAGCCCTTCTATCTGAAGACTCCTCAATTATATTTGTAGCTTGTTTTTCTAATTCTATTTCGAATTCCTCTGTAAAAGATATTTTGTTTTCTTTTTTTAAGAAATCATAAAGAATACTCATTAAGTGATCATCTGGTTCTATTTTTACATCTCCATTAGCTTTATATGTTATACATTTTGATTCCTTGTAATTAGATATTAACTCATCTATAATTGGATAACTTTCTTTTTTCATTAAATCATCCTTGTTTTCATATGGTTGTTCGAAGATATTTATCTGACTATTTTCAGGTATATTTCTTCTACTTTCTTTATTAGGATATTCAAATATATTACACATTTGCCTAACTCTATCAGCTACTACATCTCCATATAATTCCTTGAACTCATCTGGTGTTAAATTAGTACTTATAAAGGTTAGTTTTTTAGATTTTAAAAACAAATCATATCTAGCCATTAATAGATCGTTAATAACCCATTTTTTTTGACCATAATGTCCTGATTTATCTTCTTGCCCAACATCATCTATAATTCTATGATGTTTATATTTGTATCCTTTTATTCCTATCTCTCCCTCTGAAGAATAAATAGAACTAATATCATTAGCTGAAGCATAATGTATAGATGGTAAAGAATGTATTAACATGTATTTTTGAATAGATTGTAATAAAGTAGTCTTCCCTACACCGACAGGTCCATATATGAAAAAACCTTTATTAATATCAAAAGCTCCATCTTGTCTATTCAACCATTTATGAACAGCTCTAAATAAATCCATTTCACTATCCTTGTAGTCTATAGATTTATTTGTCAACTTTTTTATGACCTCTAAAATATTCATATCTTATTCAAGTAATCGTTATATAAATGCATATTGCTAGCAAAATGATAATACCAACCTACTGTTAAATTTAGTTCTTCAGCTACCATTTTTTGTAACTCAGAAAAACAATACTGATCATTGCAGAATCCAAACCATAAATCGTTTGACCTCATATTTACAGTCATGCATAATTCATCGTTTATGATTTGGAAATGAATAGAATTAGTACAAGGAGTGTCGTATCCATAGGTAGTTATCTCTTTACCATCGTAAATACTTAACACAGCTTGCCTTGTGTTTTTATCTATTTTTAATATATCAATTATATTTCTTAATTGATTATTTCTATTCCATTGCCAACCATAATTAGATCTAACATGTCCTTTATCATCCATGTGGTTTTTCCAAATAGGAGCATGTTTTGAAATTTCAACAGCAGAAGGATCTCCTGATAAATACCAATCCCATTCTCTTTCAGCATATTTTTTACTCCATTTCCTATAATCAATATTTATACTGTTTTCTAAAGGTTCTTCCAAATAAAACCCTATATTGAATAAAGTTTTAGTATCCCTAAATTCACTCCCTTCTAAGCTTATTAATTCATATAACTTATCAAAAGCTTCAGATGCATTTTTAAATTTCATTTATTTCTATTTTAGCTTTTTGTAACAATTCTAAACCTTTTGTTTCTATATATTTTTCTCTATAGAAAACTCTTTTTATACCAGATTGTATTATAAGTTTAGCACATTCTATACATGGAGACATGGTAACATATAAATCAGAATTTAAAGAAGATTCATTTGATTTAGCACATTTTGATATACAATTGGATTCCGCGTGCAACACTTCTTCTTTTGTAACATTATCTTCTTCACAAGAATTTTCAAAACCAGAAGGAGTGCCGTTGTATCCAATAGATATGATCCTATTATCTTTAACTAAGATAGCACCTACTTTTTTTCTTTTAGAATAAGATGATTCAGATATTACACTAGCAATATCCATGTATTGATGATTAGTTACCATTACTTTATATCTTTTACTCTAACATAAGCTTTTCCTCCTTGCTTTAAAGATGGTTTAGCTATTAAGTGTAAATCATCTTTATCCGTAAAGACTTTATCTCCTAATATTATGTCATGATTCTTCAAAAAAGAATTGATATCAGTAAACACACAAGGTAAGTTATAATATCCGTTTTTATGGAGATCTCCTTTAACTTGCTTTCTAGTTATCTTCTCGTCTTTTTTAAACGTCCCGTTTTCCATTTTACCTGTCCTAGATTTTATGACATCATAAGCAGATTCTATACATGTTTCTATACTTATCCAATCTTCATTAGTCATTTCCATCATAGAACCACCGTCTCCAGCTACATCTTCATAATAAGTCTCTGATCTATTTTCGTCGAAATACTTATTTCCAAGAAAAGCTAAATTAGTCAACACTACAGCGATATCACCTATAGCATCGATAAACTCTGGTTCATCTTTCTTTAGAATAGCTTTAGCTAATTCGCCTGTTTCTTCTATGAGTTTAGCAAATTGAGTCTTTACATCACCCATATCGTAAATACCTCTTTTGCTTGCCCAATCTCTAATTAATTCGAATTTTTCCATTTTATTTGTTGTTTTGATTTTCAATATAATTATTCATACTACCTAAGTAAGCTACAGCATCTAACAGATTGTCCTCTTTATGTGAGTAGCTCTCTCTTGACATTTTAAGTGCAACCATGCACTTATATAGATCTACAGCTGTTATGTCCTTAGAAGTCATGAGAGATGCTAATTTAGCAGCTTTTTCCATTCCATCCTCTATCGGGCCGTACATTCTCTCTTTTTCTTGAGATCTTTTGTTAATTATTTTATCAGCTTCATTTAAAATATTCATAGTCTATTGATTTGATTTATCTTCGAATTTTATACTTTCCATTTTAATCTCTTGATCAAAGTTTTCTCCAGAACTAACTCCGTTATTTCTTTTGTCACTTTGTTTTTTAAAAAACTCTTGTGGTCTATAAATATCATTTTTACCACGAGTCATAGAATCACTAAGTATTTGAATAGCTAGTTCATCTTTTTCTTTTGAAAAATCTTTTAACTTCCTAGCGAAGTCTTCTGCTATAATTTGATTTAAAGTAAATTTATCACTAAGCTTCAATCTTTGCTTGTGAAACTCCATCCAATTCTGCCTGACTAAAACATTTTTAAAAATATTAGAACAACTTGAAACATGCTCTAAGAAAAAAAAGTTTTTCTCTAAATTAATTATTAAATCAAAATTATTTTTGTTTTCGTGTGTGTGTGTGCTTTCACTCTCTGGTATATTGGTATATTGGTATATTGGTATATCTACAGTACATTTGCTTTGACCAGTGCCCTGTAGTTGCTTTGTCAAGTGCCCTATAGTTGCTTTGTCAAGTGCTTTGTCAAGTGCTTTATCAAAATTTGATAGGGCAATAACGTTTGAAGAGTATTGATTTTTGCTTTTTTCTATTAATTCGAAGAAATTTAACTTGACTAAATCATTAAAATGACTTATATAAGTATTGTAAGATTTTATACCTACAGCTTCCATTACCATGGTAGTAGGTAATCCAAATTGTTTCTTCCATCCTAATCTATTACAATGTTCTATCGCGAAAAAATATATAGCTATATGATTAGGTTTAATTAATCCAGTATTCTCGAAAGAGAAGTCCCAAAATTTTCTTGTTAAGCTATAAATATCCATGTTTTCTCATTAATAGGGAGAGATTTAACTCTCCCTATATTATTGTTTTTAGTGAAGTTCAATTAACGCACAATCAAACCCTATTTTTTTAAAATCTGTTATTTGATCACGTATTATTTTTTCAGATAATTGATCTATCATATCTAATAAATGTATTGATTCTAAATAAAAATCAACACCATCACTAGTAGCATCATAACATAATTCTACTTCTATCTCAACATGTTTCTCACCTTTAAATAAAGGTATAGATAAATAAAAACAACTAGGTAAATCAGCGTTAACTTCTCTTTCCAAGTTATCTTTAGTCTTACCTCTTTGATTATTAGCTTGTTCTATTAATGAATTAACTTTAGCTGAAAAAGAAGATAATTTACTATGTAATTCATTAAATACATCACTATCAACAAAATAAGACCTAAATCTCTTTAAGTGTTTAGCTAATTTAACAGCGCCGTATCTACTTTCACTGTTTATTTTTAACATTTCTAGAGTTTTTGATTCAATCAAAGAACCTGTAACAATATTTGATTCTTGACTTTTATCATCCTCAGTAAATGTTATAATCCTTTTTTCTATAGAAAAAGATAAAGAAGCTACACTAGGGTCCATAAATCCCATTCTATTAGATATATAACTTACTGGCCCATTAATTACTGTTTTGTAATTAGATGGTTTTTTTGGTAACAAAGGTAAAGCTTCACCTTCTCTAAAGACTATTTCTAGAGCCTTGCCCTCGACGTCTTTTGCTTCGATATTTATACTTGGTTTATCCATTTCTTGAAACTTTTAAGCCTAACGAATATTGACGTTCTTCAATATTCATAGGTCTAGTGTTTACTAATATACCTTCAGCATCATACTGACCAACTCTTCTTTTCTCGTGGTCATAGAATTCATACAATACACCCTCTACTTCTTCTGCGTCTTCTTTTAATAAATAAAGAAGCGAAGCTTGATCAGATTTTGCTTTTTTTATCTGTTCTTTTATAGGATTAGTAGCTATTTTTAATTTCGCTTCTAATTCTGATATTTCTTGGGTTTTCGCTGATAAATCCAACTCCACGTCTTTTCTTTCTTCAGGATTTAAAGACCTCATATAGGTACCTTCTACAGTACTGTCACATTGAGCTTCTAGGTTATCCCTTATTTCCTCTGGAGTAAGCGATATTTCTTCTTTGAACAATCTTTGTTCCATATTACTTATTTATTTGGTTACTAATTAAATTAAAAAGGTAAATCATCGACATCTGAATTACCTTGATAGTGAGTTGAATGACTACTGTCTTTATTGTCCAAAATCTTTAATGACTTAGAAACTATCTGTGTATAATACCTTTTGTCTCCTTTAGAATCTGTATAAGATCTATTTTGAAGTTTCCCTTCTAAATATACCAAAGATCCTTTAGTCACGTTTTCACTTATATATTTAGCTGATTTACCAAAAGCTACTATATTATGCCAATCTGTTTGAGTTACATACTCTCCTGATTTATCTTTAAAAGACTCAGAAGTAGCTACATTAAATTGACACATATCACTTCCTTTTACATGCTTTATTTCAGGATCTTTACCTAGTCTACCTATTAATATCGTTTTGTTGATCATTATTTTACTATTTTGATTTTAAGGCCTATTTTCTCAAATGAATCTATCTCATCTTGAGTTAATTCGTTGTCTAACTCTCTTCTCCATAAAGTGCCTATAGAGATTTTACTTTTTCTAGCTATAAAACCTCTCTTTAACCCAGATTGATTTATATCTCTAGTTAAGTTCTCTACTTTTATAGAATTATTTTTAGTTTTACTCTTCATGTTGTATTATAATATTTGCTTGTAACCATAATTTTTCCATATTGATTAAATCTCCTACTCTTTTATGAAAGCAAAATTCAAAAAAACACAAACTTGCCTCATTAAAGTTTTTATCAATTATTATATTTCTAATTCTAACTAATTGATCTATAGTTAATGAATCAAATATTAATTTTGCTATTCTATCTTCAATAATAGTCATATCTGATCTTTTAATTTTAAATTTTCAACAATAAAACTTTCATAATCATTATAATCTTTACAATAATTAGATTCGAAAGTCATTCTATCTTGATGCCTAATTAAAGAAGACATAATACTAGTGTGATTTAACCTATTTACTATTTTAGCTATATTTTCGTAAGATAAACCATATGATTTTCTTATGAAGAAAATAGCAAAATCTCTAGCTTTAACATTTTCTTGATTACGAGAACTACTTAATAAATCATTTTTAGATAATTCAGAATACTCGCATGTTAAATCTATAATCCTATCAGTTTTAGTTATCATTTTCTTTATTTTTTTCGTTACAATAATCGACAGCGTCGTCGTATGAATCAAAGTGCCTAAGTGGTATTAAATCTTTATTACCAAAAGTACTTGTAGTAATACTTGATTCTACACAAGCACTGGGTTTTTCAAATACTACTTTTCCTATATTAAATAACCCCATTGATTTAACAGTATTATCATCTATAACATAAGAGTATATTTTATCAAAAAAACCTTTTTTAACTAACTGTATACCAAGGATTTTAAATCCTTTCCTATAAATATATTCAGGTTTAATTAACTCGTCTCTAGGTATGTATTTCATAATACTTATTGTTTTGATTACATAAGCAATGTACTAACTTTTTCTTAAAATGAAAACTTTTCTTTTAATTTTTTTGGTTTAAAACTATAGTTTTGTAAACTTCTCTAAGTTTTTCAACTCTAAATTTTATTTCTTCTTCTATTTTTTTATCCCTTTTTATAACAAAAGATTTAACTCTCAATTCTTTTGATATATATTTTATAATATTATTGTTATGATCTATTTGTGAACAAGCCTCTATATAATCTGGGTTATCTTCTTGGCAATCAAACTTAAAATAAAGTCTTTTCTTTTCTTCTTCTATAATCTCTTTAGGGGTCGGAACTAAACAATATATTAATTTAGCAACTTCTTTATTTGTTAACATCATATAACCACGTAGCTGATACTCGTAAGCTTTAGATATACTAGACTCATGAAACGTTCTTATATTGTATGATGTTTTTATATCTTCAACAGATGAATCAAGAACTATGTCAGGTGTACCTGTTAACCATTCGTTTTCTAAATTATCTTTAAAAGCATATCTAAAACCTCCGTAAACATCTGAAACTAATTGCATAGAATCTTGTTCACATAAGTTTCCTTTTTTAATTTCATTACTAAATATTAGTTCTTTATAACTATATTTCTCTTCTAAGAACATGCCTGAAACTAATTTTTTAGCTGTTTGTGATAAATTACCAGCCTCTTTATCTGCTTTTGATTTAGGATTAGTAAATACATCCCCAAGTTTACTGCATCTCACTTTTAATTCTTTCATAATGTTTTTAATTTTTGATTATACAAATTCATTAGACCATGATGTTTAGCTACTTTTTCTAAAGAAGCTAATTCAATTTTGTTTTCGCATTTACTTATCGCATTTATAACACGTTCTTTTTCTTGGTCTAATTGTATGTCTTTAATACCTAAAACCGAATCATCTACTTTTAATGTATAGTTTTCAGCTCTATTTAAGTTACCTCCAAATATTTTACCTATCTTTTCAGCAGCATCTTTAATAGCAAAACTCTCAGCGGCTGGTGCAGCCATTTGAACCGCAGCGGTTTTCATTTGGTTAAAATCAACAGCTCCAGCTCCCTGAGCGGTTTGCATAGGTGCAGCCCCTATACCATCTTGAAAAGTCCAATCCCCATTTATAGGATTCTTATAATGCAACCTAATAGTAACGCATACGCTGTTGGCTATATGTTTAACGTCTTTTATTTCAACTCGCCACTCTTTAAATATATAATTTAGTAAGTGTTCAACCGCTTCTATAGGTAAATATAAACCTTTAGTTATTTGATTTGTTTTTACAAAACTAGGATGGGGATCTTGGTTTAACAAGACAACTAAAGCGTCTTGAGCCATTTTTTCTTGTATTTCCCCTGATGAAAAACCATCTACAAGCTGTTGTACTGTTGGTAATTTATTCATAATTGTTTTCTATATAATTTTCAATAATGTTTCCTATATCAATATAACGAAGACACTCATACAAATCAAAATGTAAACCCTCTCTTACGTCTCCATCTCCATGATCAAAAGGCGTAGGTGTAGTAAACTCATCTACTAGATCTTCTTCATGGACTTTAAGATACTCTTCGAAATCATCAAAAGAAACTTCTAACCATTTACCATTACAATAAATATCTATAGACTGGGTTAACCAGTCTATAGCAAAATCTTCTCTTTTCATTTTAATCAATTTTAGTAGATAATATAGATTTTATTAAATCTTCATCATGACCTAATTGAGAATAAGTATTACCACCTATAGAATCATCTTCTAATTGATCTTTAAAGAATGTAATTATTTGTCTATACTTACAATCTTCATACATTTTTAATGCAGATAAATGGACTAAACTATTATTACAAGTTGTCTCTAGTGTTTCAATAATTCTTTCTGATAATTCTTTCATTTGTTTTATTGTTTGATTACATAAGCAATGTACTAACTTTTTTTTAAAATGAAAACTTTTCTTTTAATTTTTTTTGTTTAAAAAAACAAAAATTATTAATATCGATTTTTATTATTATATTTAAACCCAACCTTAAAGAAGATCCCATCTTCGCTATTTGTTGGTTTGATTACACTCAAAAAACGCCTGTCGTACCACGTCGGGCGTTTTTAATTTAAAAGATATGGCTACTACAGAAGAAAAAGTTATAGATGCACTGTGTGTTCCTATTATGAATAAATTAAAATCAATAGGAGTTAAAGAGATAGATTTTGGTCACGATTTTATAGATTTCAAAGTTGGACAAGAAAAAATAAGATTAAAAGCTAGTAAATTGAAAAAATAACAAACTATTTGTTATTTCTCTTATCCCATGATCTTAATCCAAAATAAGCTGTATTAACTAATGTTAGTGTAGTTACGTATAGATCTATCCAATTATCTTTCACAGTAATCACTTTAGTACTATCTAATACGCAAAGAATAAATACCACTAAGTTCGTGAATGCTAAAACTGAAGGTCTTATATTTTTAGCGAATTTAGATCCATTTTTATTATCACTTTCCCATCTTTTTGTTACTTCTTGTTTATCAAGTAATATAAGGTCGTAAGCATTTCTTTTTAACTCATTACTAATACTTTTATCCTTATCTATAGCATCACTTACATGGTTAAGAAATGAAATACCAGTTAAACCACCTGCTCCATCTAATATTTTAGGAGCAAAATCCTTCAAAAATTTACCTACTCTAGTTTTACCATTTTCCTCTTTAAACTTTCCCATTTTAGCTGTTTATTATAGATTTAATTTCTTCATTAGTCATTAACCTATACTTTGTTTTACCATTTTCTCTAAAAGCAACTAACAAACTAGAAGAGTCATCAGATTCATCATAACTAACGTGGACCCAATCAGGGTTTTCCTTATTACCAAACTCCCATATTAATTTAGTATATAGTTGATTTTCTAACAAGAACTTAAATATATCTCTATTAGTTAAAGGTCTACCCAATCTACGACTATGTGCATCAAAAAAATCAGCGTCTAAATCTAAAGCGCAACCTTTTAAATGATCACTTTTTTTAGCAGATCCTTTAATGTTTCTATTTAACTCTTCAGATCTATAACCAGAACTAACAAATATTTTGCAATCCGCCCAATCTCTTAAAGGTTGAAAAACTTTTTCAGCTATTTTCTTTAGGTTTTTTAAATGTTCTTTTGTTGGAGCATTAGGTATGCCTAATCTTTTAGCTGTGCCGCTTCTAGTAACCTCTTTTAGTGACAAATTCTTACTTAGTCTCATTTACCTTTTATATGTTTTATTAATAACTTTAATCCTTCAACTATTTTAGGGTATTGGACTAGAAATAATATTATAAATGATAATATAGGCATAATAAAATCTATAGATGTTAACTTGTCTAAAATACCTAATAAGTAACCTATAATATTACTATTAGTT